GTCAATGGTGGATGAAGTTTATACCTTTGATGATGATGACGGATCAGCAAAACATTTTATTCAACAAGCAAGAGCACACTATCCCGATGCTGAACTGATATTTGCCAACGGCGGCGATAGGACTCAAGATAACATTCCAGAAATGGATGTGGTGGATTCTAATTTATCATTTGTGTTTGGTGTCGGCGGTGAGGATAAAAAGAATTCCAGCAGCTGGATATTACAAGAATGGAAAGCACCCCGGACCGAACGTGCCTGGGGATACTATCGTGTGCTGCACGAAGTGGGTGCCAACACCAAACTCAAAGAACTCACAGTCATGCCCAAGACCTGTTTGAGCATGCAACGCCATGATCTACGACAAGAGTTTTGGTTTGTGGCCCAAGGCACAGCCACAGTGTACACTTTGGACGAGCGTAGTACAGACCGTGACGTCAAGTGTTATCTAGACGTGCATGAACACACCTTTATTGAATGTCGTGAATGGCATCAACTGTGCAACGAAACTGATCAACCACTAAAGCTGATTGAGATTCAGTATGGTGACAACTGCGTCGAAGAAGACATTGAACGCCAATGAAACCAATTCCTGTATTTGTAGGCTATGATCCCAGAGAAGCCATTGCGTATCACACTTGTGTAAACAGTATCATACGCAACAGTTCGCAACCTGTGGCCATTGTACCCGTGGCCCTGAATCTGTTTCGAGACTACGCAGAAACACACACAGACGGGTCAAACCATTTTATCTACACACGTTTTCTTGTGCCGTATTTGATGGAGTACACCGGCCATGCTATCTTTATAGATGGTGACATGATTGTGCGTGGTGATATTGCAGAGTTATGGAACCAGCGTGATGATTACAAAGACGTTATGGTGGTCAAACATGACTACAAGACTCGAATGCCTGTAAAATACCTAGGAGCAAAAAATGAAGACTATCCTCGAAAAAATTGGTCTAGTGTTATTTTGTGGAATTGTGCTAGCTTTCCTAACCGGCGACTTACTCCCGAGTTTGTCCAACACAGCACCGGTAGTGAACTCCACCGCTTCTCGTGGATAGACGACGACCGTATTGGCTCACTACCGCCTGAATGGAACTGGTTGCCTGATGAATACGGGCCAAATACCGACGCCAAATTACTGCACTACACACTTGGTACGCCATGCTTTCAGGAGTTTGCTGATACGCCGCAGGGCAACGAATGGCATAAGGAGCGTATTCTAACTGAATACTGTTTGCAAAGAGATATGCAATGATTTTACCAGTCGCTTTAGTAGATCGTTGGCCCAGTGACGAATACAAAATACAGCATATTACCATCGAATCTGCACTCAAACACAGTGTTTCAGATTTGTTAAAACTTCGTAACGAAGTCAAACTTTTAAAGCAACTTGAACATGAATGGGGATTGAGTCCTATACCTGAAGAATTTCTAACCAAAGAGATGAAATCGTACGTCAAAAGAAACGGCGGAGAGTCGATGGGTCATCAATTTATTGAGCACATTATAAATCAAGATGCTCTATTTGATCGTTGCTTAAAGTTTACGGACTATCCAGCAATGGTCATGGCTGCTTACCCAGACAGTAAATTTATTGCCAGAAATGACTTCTGGGACAACGCTGAAGAGATCCTCAAATATCCAGTATTGATACGAGGTATCAGTTCCGGAAAAATAGCCAAGGTTGTTCGAGAGCGCGGCCAAGATTATTACTTTATTGAAACGGGATATCTTGGCAATTATCGCTGCGATAACAATCGCACAGGCAGAAAAATATATCATCGCATTGTAAAAAATGCCATGCAACACTCTACCATCATGGACGTACCAGACGATCGTTACCGACAGTTGGTTAATTTTAATCCAGCATTGGAGTACAACGGTTGGCGCCGCACTGGTTCAAAAATTCTAGTGGTGTTGCCGTCAGAAAAACCATTTCAATATTATGGACACGATCGTGAAAAATGGATCCAAAAAGTTGAAAAAACAATTAAAAAACATTCTGACAGAGAAATTGTCTGGCGAGAAAAAGCCAGTCGCGGCGAACGCACAAATGACACAATCTACGATGCATTAGACAACGATATCTATGCATTGGTCACCTATAACAGTATTGCAACAGTAGAAGCAGTGCAGTACGGAATACCAGCGTTTGGTCTGGCACCCACGGCCGCAGATCCAGTATGCAGCAACGACCTTACACAAATTGAAAATCCAGTTATGCCATCTGAAGACACTGTGTATAAATGGTTGTGTTCAATTGCGTACAGTCAATTTAGCTTGGATGAAATATTAACAGGTGCTGCCTGGGAAATGGTATTAGATAATGAACAACGTCCGACCATTAGTAATTAAAAGTTATCTAAGCAGTTTGCCCAAGCATATCAACGGCTCTGAGAAAATCAACGCATTGACTTATTTTGCCGAAGGCGCTGCCAAGTGTGGCGATTCAGCATCAATTACCTATTCACAAACTTACGAAACCTGTAATGTTGGTGTTATCATTGGCAATGCGTTTGACGCAAATCCCAGCAAGACTGGCCTGGCCCATTATCGAGTTCGAAAAATGGTAATAGACACACAACAGAGCCTTAATCGTTACTGGCTAAGTATTGACAGCAATGTGTTCATTTACAAAGATGCTGCCAATCCCTACAAGTACTTGCGTTACAGCTTTAATGGTGTGTTCCCTGCCACGGGTATCTATTGCAATGACAATCCTGGAAACGAAAATTGGAACAACATTCAACGTGACTACAATATGAATTTAAAACCCTGGCGTTCCAGCGGCAGTCACATATTGATTTGCCTACAACGACCACTGGGCTGGAGCATGCGTGGCGAAGATCTAATGAAGTGGCTGAAGAGAACACTGGGGCAAATCAGAGCACACAGTGATCGCCCAATCTTGATAAGATGGCATCCTGGTGACTGGAAAGCCTTTCCTACATACAAAAGAACGCTGGATAAGTTTGGTGTTACTGTGAGCCCACAAGAACGTTGCATAACTGAAGATTTAGTCAACTGTTGGGCCCTGGTTTGTCATAATTCAACGCCCAGTGCAGTTGCACCAATTGAAGGTATTCCGGCATTTATCACAGATGATCCTTTATACAGCCAAGGCGGTGATATTGCCAACACTGATCTGTCTCAGATTGAAAATCCACGCATGCCAGATCGTGAACAATGGATCAGGAAGCTGGCACAGTGTCATTGGAGTTTTGAAGATCTACGTTCAGGCCGCTGCTGGGCTCACATGAGAAACTACGTCAAACTCTCGTAGTTGTTGTAGTTGTTGGTTGTAGTCGGGGATTGCAAAATCAAATTCCTGGCGAGTATCAGCCAGCACCTTGTTGATATTCTTGGGACCTTGTGTAGACACAATGGTTTTGCCCAGTTGATAAACTTGGTTAATCTTGCACAACAAATCATATTTGTTGATACGATTGTGATTGCTTACCAAATGATACACGCCCGATATACGTGGATCATTGATGTAGAGATTGATACAACGTGCCAGCTCCAGTGTAGTAATTCCGTTCCACCATGCATTTTCCCAGCCGGGCAACGTTGAATCCGCATTGCTCACAGTCCAGTGCAACAATCCTGTTCCGTTCTTGATTTCTGGACCAATGATACTCATTCTAAATGTAATGTCTTTGTTGTTGTTGACTTCGCCAAGACTCTTGCTGCGACCGTAGATATTTGTTTCAGTATGCTGATCAGTTTCAATATAGTTGCCTTTTACCCCGTCAAACACACAGTCGGTACTGAGATGAATCAATCGAGTTGCGGCGTTCTGCAAGCGATGTTCAATATAATGCGGCAACCAACTGTTGATCAATGCAGCTTGGTCTGGTCTATCTGCACAGGGTCTGACCAGCAGGCCAATGCAATTGACCACAAAATCAGTGTCAAGATTATCAAAAAACTCAGCCACTTGTGCAGTGTTCTCAACATCAAGTTCTGCTCTGGTCACAGCAGTTACAGCATGTCCTTGCTGCTTTAAATATTTGACCACAACATGCCCTGCCATGCCCGCAGCACCTAACACTGTTACTCGCATATGAATCCACCTTTGATTAGCATTTGTTTGATTTCTTCACGGTTCATGATAAAAGTACGTGATGAAAATTCTTCCTGATCATATTCAGGCATGCTAGAATACTTTGATTCCAGTTCAGGTGTGCGTTTGACTGGTAAAATTACAAAATAATTTTTATCGTAGTAGTAACTCAAACAAGCTTCGTGCTTGCTAATCAGCATTTCGTCCAATTTCTCTCCGGGCTTGCTGCCAATTTCTTTGACTTCCACCTGTCCATAATGTTCCATGAGAACGTCAGCAATGTCCTTGATGTAGCAGGCTGGCATGTTCATAACAAATGTTTCGCCGCCAATGGAATCTTCAGCTGCCTTGAACAACAGAGTAATGGCTTCTTCCAGGGTCAAAAAGAAACGAGTCATGTCAAGATCTGTGATAGTAACAGGACCACCTGCTCGAATCTGCTCAACAAAGTAAGGGATAACGCTGCCATTGGAACCCATGACATTGCCGCCACGCACACAAACAAATTTGGTATGTGCGGACAAGTCGTTGCCTTGTATGATCAGCTTTTCGCCCACAGCTTTGGTCATGCCATACAGGTTGAGTGGTTCAACTGCTTTGTCTGTGGAAACATCAATCACTTTGTCTACCCCATTTTCAATGGCAGCATTCACAATGTTTGTTGTTCCTGTGATGTTTGTTTTGATTGCTTCTTGCGGATGATCTTCGCAGATGGGCACATGTTTCAGTGCGGCCAAGTGAAACACAATGTCTGCGCCTTTCATGGCAAAACTCACAGCTTGATAGTCACGTACATCACCGACCACAAACTTTAGTCTAGGATCCTGGAATCGGCGTTGCATCAGCACCTGTTGCAGTTCTCCTCGACTGAAGCAGATGATCTCTCGGGGAGAATAGTTGGCCAGCAACATTCTGGTCAGGGTCTGTCCCCATGAGCCTGTTGCGCCTGATATGAATATTGTTTTTCCGTTAAACATGATTTCCTAACAAGATGTTTATAACTGTGTCGCTGACATTGGTTCTAGCATATTCTGCAGGAACTGTCCAAGATCTATCACACATTTTCATGGCATTGAATCCTGCAACAATGTTGTCAGCGTCAAGTCCTGTCACAATATTGGAGCCACACCATACAGTTTCAGGACGTTCAGTGGTTGATCGTATAGTTATAGTTGGTTTGTGAAACAAACACATTTCTTCTTGCACTGTGCCTGAATCGCTGATGGCCATGTAACTGCGTTGTTCCAAGTTGACAAAATCAAAAAAGCCCATGGGTTCAGTTACAATGATACGATCACTCAGTTTTCTACCAGCCAGTCGTTGTTTTGTTTTTGGGTGGCAACTAAACACAATAGGATATTCCTGGCTGATGGTTTCGAGTGCTTGAACTATTTGTTCCAGTCGCTGCGGATCATCTACATTTTCTGCTCGATGCAGGGTTGCAATGATGCATTGCCCTAGGGTCAAACCCAAACGGGTCAGCACGTCACTTTTGGCAATGTCTGATCGATAGTGTTCCAGCACTTCTTTGATTGGGTTGCCAGTCACAAACACACGATTGTTTGCTGCGCCTTCTCGAAGTAGGTTCTGTCGACTGAGTTCTGTATAAGGCAAATTTACAGTGCTGATGCTGTCTATCAAGCGACGATTCTTTTCTTCTGGCACCAGCATGTCGTAACAGCGGTTGCCTGCTTCCATGTGATACACAGGTATGCCCATGCGTTCACACACAATAGCACTGAGTCCAGAGTTAGTATCTCCTAGCACCAGCACAGCGTCGGGTTTGAACTCGGTTACATACTGTTCCACACCTGTCATGATAGCAGCCAGTTGCTGACCAATTGTGCCACGACTTTCTAGCACATGATCAGGTGCGCGAAGATTCAGCTGCTCAAAGAAAATGTCATTGAGTGTGGCATCGTAGTTTTGTCCAGTGTGCAATAGTCTATGATCACATGCTTGATCCAACTTGGGCATGATCCTGCTCAAGCGAATGATTTCAGGACGTGTGCCCAGAATGGTCAATATCTTACGCTTCATAAAACCCCACATAATAGTCATCAAACCCACGCAGATAGATTCTAGTGAATCCGTCAAAGTCCTCTGCAGTCCATAAACTTTTGTGTATGTCCAACTGATTGCCGTGACACCACAATTCTGGATTGCTCACGTTTTCGTGATTCTCTGTCCAGATAACTTCTAGAGGCGTTAGCAAGAATATTTTCTTGGCAACCTGTGTTTTGCACTCTTGGATTAGTCTGAGACCCTGGCGTTTGTCAATGTGCTCAATAAAATCCAGCATCAAGATATAATCAAACTGATCTGCTACTATGTCTGCTAAAGGTGTGGTTTCAAGGTTGGCCACAATGTCAGGCTCAACCCACTCCCAGCCATCCACAGTGACCACACGACTGCACTGAAACTTCAGCGGGTCTGAATACATTTTTGGACCACAGCCTAGATCCAGCACTGTGCTGTTGTGCTCAATGGCACCCATCAGGTATCCCACTAGCAAATCGTTAGAGAATGCCCGTTTTCCTTTAATTACATGTTTCAAATTTGTACTCCTTTATCACAGTGGATAGTAAATTGTTATGTGCATGCACTGTGCTAGCAGTCAGCTCATTCTCAAACTGTTGCGATTGAGGATGCCCGGCAAACCAATGAAATCCCAGTGTAGACTTGTTGTTGATTTTTCCAGTAGTGCCAGCATCTACCGGTTGGTAAAACTGTTCAATAACCTTGCTGGTAATAGAGTACACACAATTGCGATTAACAAATAAAAAATTGTTGGTTGGAAATTGTTTGCCAAGACTTTCAAAAGTTTTAAATTCTTGGTTGATCAAGTCACTGCCCATGCATTGATATACATTGGGGTTGTATTGTTTTTTTGCTTGTTGCCCAATGTATTTAAAAAACTTGTTGTTTGCTGATGACAACAAAAACCCCACAGTGTGTTTGCCCGGCGCTTTCAATGGGCACAACACTGTGTCAATCTCAGCATGCCTGGGCAAGTTTTCTGCAAGATTGGTCATGGGCCGTGTGTACAAAATGTCAATGTCAGACCATAGGCCACCGTACTGTGCCAGCAGTCGCCATCTCAAAAAGTCACTTTTGTGAACTTCGTGTGCTTGATTTCTAAACCTATAACGATTGAAATCGTGCAGCACAATCTTTACATCAAGTGCTTGCAGTTGATCAGTGTAGTCAGACAAAATGTTGACGTCTTTTTGTTGAAACGAATCCCACGCAGGTTTTGCTCTGCTGAGTTTGGCTGGCATGTGTACACGAACATCCCAGTCTGGATTGAGTTCCTTGAATGATTGTACTGACAAAAATCTAAGATAGGATAGCTTTTTACCGCCCCAGTAAAAGTGTGCAATCTTTGGTATGTTTTTTAAATGCCACATATGTTGTTGCCATGGTTGTCTGCATGAATCTGCAAGTTGTCTTTGACGGTGGCCCACAATGCTCGGTTGTCCATAGTGACCGGGGGATTGTGTGGGTTGTCGTAGGTCTTGCGATGGTATTGATGCACCACCCAGGGATCGGCCACGAACTGTATTTCCAAAGGCATGGCTCTGATGCGACGTATCAGTTCTACATCGTCCATGTCTTGCCCTTGTGCAAATCTTTCATCAAACCCATTTAGCTTGATCAAATTGTTTCTGGTGATTGCAGCGGCAAAATGATAGGCATAAGGACGTTCGGTTGTGTGATTGTACCAACGAGATTTCTTTTCTGTAAACATCGGCAGTGGTTCACCAGAACGCATTACTCGAGTTTCTGCCTTGGTTGCAGCATAGCAGTGAAAAGAAAGATAGTTGTGGTCAGTCAAATTGTCCAAGGTATATTGCAAAACATCGCCCATGTGGCAACACTCGGGATTTTGAATAATCACCATGTCACCACGACAAGCACGAAGTGCAGTGTTGTAAGGCACACAAGGGTTGCAATAATCTTTTTTGTCCCTGGTGTCGGACATTCGAATCACTCGGATGTCAAGATGCGGAAACTCTGACTGTATGCGATCTAGTCGTTCACCGGGGTCGCAGAAATCCTCGGCAATTACAATTTCTAAATCTTTGACTTGGCTTTGACCGATGGTTTTGAGAGTATATCTCAATTGATCCAATCTATTGAAATAGCTCATCACAATTGAAATCATTGATACTTCCTTTGTTCATTTATGAATATGTCCAGCTCTTTGCGTTTGCCTTTGGCGCTCCAGATAGCACTTTCTGGTCGCATGGCCCAATCAATGTAGCTCATGGGCAGGAGTCCTTTGCGATATAGCGGAACCAAGCGGTCCAGGATCACTTGATCCAAAAACCAGTAAAGATCATTCTTTTCTATGCTGGATTTTAGATCGCCTGCATAGTGCTGCAAGAAATCGTGGCTGCGTGGACGTCCATTGAACAACACAGCACCAGCTAGGTGTGTGCCATCCTTGGGCTTTTCATACAAATAAAAGTCTGACTGCCCCAGGTCATTCCCAAAAGGTCCACGTACCAAGCCGTCTACATCAATGGCCAAACAGCGCTGACCTAACTGTAACACTTGAGCCAGGCGCACAAATCTAGCACAGGCATAATAGGTCTGCCTGATCAACTTTTCTGCTTCAACCGGGCCACCAACTCGTGCCTTTTTGCTCATTTGTTGCTGTCGGGGATTTTCAAACACAGTGCGATCAATCCAATAGCGAGCAATTTCTGCCCAGTTGACTTGGTCCAAGTGTTCATATGTACAGCTCACACCAGCTTGATTGCAAAAATCAATTTGATCTGGTCTGGGATTGTAGATGTGAATGTGAACTCCGTAGTCGGGAGTGTTGGCTCGCACACTGCGGATCAGGGGTCGAGCATGAACGTCAAAATAAACAGGATCAGCAGCAGCGTACAAAAAGAATTTATCCTGGGTCAGCTTTCCTTCAAGTGGTGGCATTAACATAGTTAAATATTTAACTGTGATCAAGACCCTAGCTTATTTTCCCTTACAAGTGGCACTGAATGGCAAGTCAATAATGAATTCTTTTTTGGATTATTGTCAGGCTGTCAAAATACAAACACAAGAAAATTCCATGACAGCAGATGCTGCTGTGATATGGAGTGTGCTGTGGCACGGCCGCTTGTTTGCAAACAAAGCAGTGTACGAACATTACCGATCGCAAAACAAACCAGTTATCATAATAGAAGTAGGTGCGCTGTATCGTGGCAACACCTGGAAGATTGCAGTGAATCATGTGAACGCACAAGGCTACTATGGTCACCAGGAGAATCTGGACTGGGATCGTCCACGTAAATTAAAGATAAGTCTTGCTACTCAATTGCTGCCACGCTCTGAAATCATTATCGCAGCACAACATCAGCACAGTTTGCAAGTGGAATCAATTGAGCCCAATTGGATTCTAAATCAAATAAATGAAATCAAAAAGGTGTCTGACCGAGACATAGTGATTCGTCCACATCCTAGATCAGTTCTAGTGCTGGATCATTTGCCCCCGGGAGTAACCGTTGAAAGGCCCAACAAAGTTGCTGGGTCATACGACAGCTACGACATGCACTACGACTGTCATGCTGTGGTCAACTACAATTCAGGTCCTGGCATACAAGCTGCAATAGCAGGGGCACGACCTGTGGTGGATGCATCCAGTCTAGCACATGCTGTGGCAATTGATTATGCTGACCTGGAAAAATCCTACACTGTTGACAGAGATCTGTGGCTCACGCAAATATGCCACACTGAATACACTGTAGAAGAAATACAACAAGGCCTATGGCTAAAAAGAATAGAATCAGCACTGACGGCATAACTGACTGTGCTTGTGTGATACACAGCACCGGTTATGACTGGCAATATGTGGAAAAACTCTACAGCATGTTGACCAGGCTCTTGCCTGGCGGCATACGCATGCATGTGTACACCGAAGCTGACAGACCTGTGCCTGAACACATGATAAAACATGTGCTGACAGAATGGCCGGGCATTGCTGGTCCCAAACGAAGTTGGTGGTACAAAATGCAGTTGTTTAATCCTGTACTATTCCAAGGCAACATGTTGTATTTTGACCTGGATTGTGTCGTTGTCAATGATCTCACCTGGATCACACAATTAGATCCCTCATTGTTTTGGGGAATTAAAGATTTCAAATACCTTCAACAGCCTGTGAGCATAATCAATTCCAGTGTGATGTGGTTCAATACCAACAAGTTTGCCTGGTTGTGGCAAAGGTTCTCTGACCAAGGCATAGATGTTGCCAAACAAGGATGCCAGGGCGACCAAGACTATATAACCAAAAACATAGATCCAAGTCAGCGGCGCTTTTTTGACACCAAGTATTTTCAAAGCTATCGTTGGCAATGCCTGGATGGCGGATACGATTTCAAATATCGTAGATATCACAAGCCAGGCACCGGGGTCACAATCGCTCCTGACACTGCTGTGGTTGTGTTCCACGGCAGTCCCAATCCACATCAAGTCACAGATCCCACAATAGTTGCACTTTGGCACTAGGTTGACCATTATTTCCCATTCTGCTATAATACACACATAGACAGCAAGGAGCAGGAATGATAGACCAAGCACACCAGGTAGAGCACAACGGGCGTTTATACATCGTCACACACGGTTGCCCATTTGATCGCGGCTCAGCAGACAGCTACTACGGTCGCATCCGTAATCCACATAAAGGTGGCGTAGGCGGTGATTCAGGTGCTCGTGTTGAAAGCAACGAAATGACAGCACAAGAGATCGCTGAATACGGTGCGGGCTACAACTACAACGAGAACAGCGGCGAGAAAAAAAGCTGGGATTGACCATGAATTCCCATTCTGTTATAATTAACACTTAAACAGCAACAAGGAGTCTAGCATGGGCTACAAGGTATTGGCAGACAAGACAGAAATGGATCAGATGCGCACCCGGTACAGTCCACGCAAGGGCCTGGAAGGTCCATTCAACTTCTCAGGCAGAGTGTTGTATTATGACAACAAAGAAGGCCAATACTACGATCCCGCTACAGACTTCTATGTAGAGCAGGCGGAAATGGACATGATCCATGCACAATTAATGACTGTTTTGAGCAAGGTGTAATACTTTTGTGTTGCAAAAAAGCAACACCCAAACGGTTGACCAATAATCACCAAAATGCTATAATATACACATAAACAGCAAACAGGAGCCAGCAAATGATCAAGCAATTTGTCCAAGTCAGTGCCCACAGAGACAGCAATAATTTTGCACATTGTAGCAATCTGAGTCTGATGGCTGACCGCGATATGAGCGCCACACAGGCTCTGCACTACCTGCAGGTCATGGCCGATGACTATGCCCAGCGTGGATATGCTATTGAGTGGATTCGTGAAGATTTTGATGCAGTGTACGAAGAAATGTACGGCGAATTGTTTGCTTGACAATTAATTGCCATTCTGCTATAATTAATACTTAAACAACGCACACCAAAGGAGCCAACCATGAGTGCAATTCGTATCGTTCGCGGAGAGTATCGTAAACATTCTGTAACTGATCAAGTGTTTAGTCTTGTGTCGGGCTTTCAGTCCGGTGCCAAAGGCAACTTTGTGACTGTTAAAAATGACGGCAATTTTCCCAATTGCCCAGATACAATCCGTATCCGTGTTGACAACATTTCTGATATTGAGTATACTAACGGCATGACAGACACAACTACCAACGCTGCCAAGGCAGTGGCTGCTCCGGCAGAAACAGAAGAACAAGCAATTGAGCGCATTCGTGAGCGTTTTGACATTCTGCACGAAATGACCAAGGCAGCAGTCACAGGCGACATTCGCGCCATGATTGTATCGGGTCCTCCAGGCGTGGGCAAGAGCTTTGGCGTGGAGCAAGAGATCGAAAAAGCCACCATGTTTGACAAGCTGGCAGGCAAGCGTCTTCGTGCAGAAGTTGTGAAAGGTGCCGCTACTCCCATTGGCCTGTATCAGACCTTGTACAAGTATTCAGACGAAAATTGTGTGGTTGTGTTTGACGACTGCGACAGTATCTTGTTAGACGATGTGAGCCTTAACTTGCTAAAGGGTGCCTTGGACTCAGGCAAGAAGCGTAAAATTAGCTGGTTGTCAGAAAGCAGCAGCCTGCGCCGCGAAGGTATTCCGGACAGTTTTGAATTCAAAGGCAGTGCCATCTTTATCACAAACTTGAAGTTTGACAAAATGAAGAGCCAGAAACTGCGGGACCACTTGGATGCACTGCAAAGTCGCTGCCACTATTTGGACTTGACTCTGGACACCATGCACGACAAGATTCTGCGTATCAAGCAAATTGCCAAAGATGGGGTGTTGTTTGCAGACTACGACTTTGAACCCGAAGTTCAAGACGAGATCATTGCGTTCATGGACGCTAATCAGAATCGTCTGCGTGAAATGAGTCTGCGCATGGCAATCAAAATTGCAGACCTGCGCCGGATGAGCATGCTGAACTGGAAGCGGCTGGCAGAAACAACTTGCATGAAGGTGGCTTAATATGTATGAAATTTGGGATGGTGATTTGTTCTTGTACGCTGTGGATACACTATACGAAGCAGACGAACAGCGCGAAGCAGGCTTTACTGTGAAAGAAATCAACAAATAATCCTGGGTGCTGGTTGGCTCCGGCCCAGGCTTTTGGCAGGTACCCTTAAAACGGTACCTGCTTTTTTTTGAAACAATAAGTACACGGTGCAAATAGTTTTTTCAAACAATACCGCTGTTGATTTAATCTTCGAATCAACGCCGCTGGCCACAGTGTATCAAAAAATATACAAACATCTTGGTCATGTGGCAGTGCCATTTCGTCGCTGGGATCATCCTTTTTATTGCAATACACTCGAAGAGCTGGTTGAACAGTTGATCTTGTATGCCAGCAAAGTATCAGTCACAGTGTGTCGTGAGTCTTGCTTGAATCAAGATCAAAATCATTTTAATGCTATTCACGAAATCTACGAACACAACTACAATGGAGATCCTGCTTGGTTGAATTTTCACGAGCATATTCATTTATGTGAACGTTGGCCTGTACAAAAACCAAGATTAATCATTGACTATAGAGAAAAATCTGGCATGCTGGAACGACCATTTGACTTGGCCTGGTTGGAAAATGCCACTACCAAAATCAAAGCAGGTGATGTATTTGTAGAATGGGCAGAGCTGGGAAAAACACCATACGGTTACTGGGAAAACAATGAGCCTGATAATATGGATCGTATGTGCGAGTTGGCCAAGCCTTGGCTAACCCTTAGACCCAAAATTGTTGTGGCCCTTGAAGACATAGACACCATGAACAATGTTGATATTCCAGCATTTGAATCTTGGTGGAAACAGCACAGTGAAGAATGGTGTCGGCACTGGAACCTTTTGTCCTGGTCTATTGTTGATATCTTTTCGGTTGTGCGCCTGGGCCAGGTGCCGGAGTTCAAAAACATAATTGAACAATTGAAAAATAACAATACACCAACAAAAATATTGTTATGATTACGTAATTTGATCATTTAACAACCTTGATTTCCAAAGCCTGGTTGTAAATTTTTATTAAATGTCGTATAATAAACACAATGAAACAAGCAACAATAATCATACGAGATGAAGTCAATATCAAGATTGAGGGGTTGGATCTTGACTGTAGAAAGAAACTGGTCAACACATTCAAGTATGAAATTCCTGGAGCAAGATATCAACCTGCTGTGAGACTGGGCAGGTGGGATGGCAAGGTAGCTTACTTTCAACTGGGTGGATCCAGCTACATCAATCTGTTGCCTGAGATTGTGCCCATTCTAGAACAATATGATTATGACATTGAACTGGATGATCAGCGTGATTATTCCACGGTGTTTGATTTTGTGCAGGTAACAGAAGATTCATTTGCACACAAGACTTGGCCTGTAGGGCATCCTGCTGTGGGTCAACCCATCTTGTTGCGTGACTATCAAGTGGAGATTGTGAACAACTACCTGCAGAATCCGCAGTGCATACAAGAAGTGGCCACAGGTGCAGGCAAAACACTCATGACTGCTGCCTTGAGCCAGAGCGTGGAAGCATATGGTCGCAGTATCATTATTGTGCCCAACAAGAGCTTGGTAACACAAACAGAAAAAGACTATGTCAATCTAGGCCTGGATGTGGGTGTGTACTTTGGTGATCAAAAAGACTATGACCGAACACACACCATATGCACATGGCAAAGTCTAAACAACATGATGAAGAAGACCAAGTCAGGTGAAGCTGAGGTGGACATTCAGGACTTTATTGAAGGTGTGGTCTGTGTGATTGTGGACGAAGTCCACATGGCCAAAGCAGATGCCTTAAAGACCTTGCTTACAGGGGTCATGGCTAGAGTACCAATTCGATGGGGACTGACGGGAACTGTGCCTAAGGAAAAGTTTGAAAGCCAAAGTCTGCTGGTAAGCCTGGGCCCTGTTATCAGCAAGCTCAGTGCCAGCGAACTACAAGATCGTGGAGTGCTGGCACAGTGCCACGTGAACATTGTGCAACTGATAGACCATGTGGAATACAGCAACTATCAAAGTGAACTAAAATACCTGCTGGAAGAGTCGGGTAGATTAGACACCATGGCCGGATTGATCTTGCAGATAAACGAAACAGGCAACACCTTGGTCTTGGTAGATCGTGTGGCAGCAGGCACTGAGCTGGTGTCAAGACTGGGAGACAAAGCAGTATTTGTGTCAGGCGCAACCAAGTCCAAAACACGTCAAGATGAATATGACATGGTAGCAGACTCTGTAGACAAGATCATTGTGGCCACGTATGGTGTGGCTGCTGTGGGTATCAACATACCAAGAATCTTTAATCTTGTGCTGATTGAACCAGGCAAATCATTTGTTAGAGTTATCCAGTCAATTGGTCGTGGCATTAGAAAAGCCGAAGACAAAGATCATGTGCAGATCTGGGACATAACCAGCACATGCAAATTTGCCAAGCGTCACTTGACCAAGCGCAAACAGTTCTACAAGGAAGCCAACTATCCGTTCACAGCAGAGAAACTGGACTGGATGAAGATTGCATAATGAGCACGGATTTTCTAGTAGACGACGGAGTGTTCATGCCCATGCTAAACGACGCTGCCCGAAATCAATTTTACAAACAAGCATTGAATCGTGCAGCCGACGGCCGGGTGGTCTGTGACATTGGTGCTGGCACTGGATTTCTTAGTGTACTGGCGCTGGAAGCAGGTGCGTCACATGTGATTGCTGTGGAACGAGATCCGGGTAGATTTGCATATCTGAATCAGACTATAAAAAATCTAGGGCTTGGAAACAGAATAGAAACACACTGTGTTGATTTCTTAGACAGTGATATCCAAGCTGATGTTTATGTCAGTGAAACAATCAACACACAAATATTTGGCGAGGATATGGCTCGACTCAGTAATCATGTGACACATCGTGGCGGCCAATTTATACCTGCTGGAGTTAGAATCTGGGCCGAAGTTTATGTTGATCATGCGGTGTTTGTGCTGGACCTAACGCACAATGAATCATACGAGTTTGACCCAGGGATTGATATAGATTCAGAATTTGTCAAAGCAGTCAACTCAGACTTTCAACAGCAATATAATTTACAAGAAACGGTGTTCAAGGCCAACCAACTCAATCGATTATTCCCTATGCTTGATCGTTTTACAGATCTGAAACTGAACAAAATTGGTGAAACCACTCCAATCACTGTGGATTTTAATCGGTACAACAACGAAAACAACATTGAAATTGTGATACCCAACAGCCAGGTGCCCCGGGGAATGCCAATGGTGGTGTTGAAATGGGAAATGTTTTATCAAGATATTGTGCTGCACAACGACAAATGCTGGTTTGGCAATGTTGCTAAAAATATACGTGACCAATTTCGCACAGGCAACGACATTGTTTTTCGGTATGATCCTGCCATACGCAACTGGAGATTGAGCTACTAGGCTTGACTTTTGTTTGAATATAAATTATAATACTACTATGCGAATATTAACACTAGACAACACTTATTATGATCTTGATCATTTGCCCGAAGAAGTAGATGATATGAGATTTGCTATCCTGGACAATTCAAATCCCCAGGATCCTGATTATCATTTTATTCCACTAATCTTTTTGGAGAGCTTTAACGCTCCTGCCTTGGTGTTGCGAATTGGCACAGCCACAATCAAGATGCCCATGGACTGGCAAATCTTAATAGGTGAACCTGACGTGGGTGATCTAGAAGTACTACCCTTGACCAGCATCAACGATCGTGGATTCAAGGTGTTTCAATTCAATCCACTCACCAGCTATAGACCCAGTTTCCCGGACATTGAAATCCTGGATGTTTACCATGAAGTGAACTGGTATGCACCCAAACTAAAAAATGGCCAAATGCTGGCAGTGCCTTTGAACAATGACGCCGAGCCCGACTGTGTTTACTTTGTGAAAGACGTCAGCCGCAACTGCGAGATTGTGGACTACAACAAGGCCTGGTAACATGGGACAACTCAAACCAGGTGCCACTTACATTTACGAACGCAATGGCGATACTGTGTTCAGAAGAGAGTCGGGCGCAGACCCCAGCACACGTGAAGTAATGGGCTATGATTATCGCACCAGCGATGGCAGACCCTTGCATGACTCATTAATGGATAGTAAACTCTGGGGCGATATTCATCGAGCAGCAAAGACCAATCCCACTTTACAAGATGCATTAGAACGTGCTATAATGATTTACAATTTGAGTAAAACAACATGAGTGACAAGTTACACATTGGCAATGAGATGCGACAATTAGATCTCAAGAATCGCGGCTTCTACGACAGCCTGGATGCAGAAGAACGCAAGAAGTTCAGCACATTTCTCATGCTGCGGTGGAGCAGTTGTGTTGAAGGATCCCAAGAGCTGCAAGAATACTATGTGCAAAGCTGCAATCACTATTTGAACAAACACTTTTTTACTCTGAGCCGCCATCCCAAACTGCAATGGTTGTGTTCCACTGCTGTTAGCCCAGGTATGGGCACACCTCGGCACAACTGGATTGCGCCCAAAAAGAAAGAAGCCGGTGCCAGCACCAAACGCAAGGCACTGGCCGCAATGTTTCCGCACTACAAAGACGATGAGATTGATGTGATGATGCAGATAGTCACACAAAAAGAAATTGACGCTTACCACAAGAGTGCTGGCCTCGATAAAAAATGATTCAACAGTTAGTGGTCAACGGATGCAGCTACATGGAAATGTATACTGTGGGCAACGGCCATGCGGATCTAGCACAACAACTTGGTATTGCCAATTGTTCTAGCCTGGCCATTGGCGGCAGTGCAAACTCTCGTATCTTACGTAGCACTCTCAAACACAGTTATCAGGCCACAGTGCCTACATTTTATTTACTGGGCATGACATTTCTCAGCAGGCTTGAAATACCTATCTTGGGTCAGGATCCCAATCGTGAATTTGAAGGTGCCTGGACCAATCCTCAAAATCAACAATTTAGATCGCAATGGGTGCCACACTGGTCTGATTCAGACACTGCTCAATGGATAGAACTCAAACTCAAAAGTGAAATTTATAGTATTGCTGATCGATTGGAAGATCTAATGTATCGCATGCTGAGTTTGCAGGCCAGTTTGACTGCTCGGGGACATCGTGTGCTGA